GCAAGCTGTTTTGTGTCTGTAGCAAAGATTGCCTTAACAGAGCCGTATGTGTTTTCGATGCCGATCGCATCAAGCAGAGGATGATTGCTGGTAATGTCCTCAAGCACGGTGTCAAGAATCGTCTGAGGAATTGTAACATCAAGACCTGTGAGTGCCTGCTTAACATCAGCAGATTTTGCCGCTGTTACAAAATTGTTGTAGAACTTCTGCTCTGCACTTGTAAGCTGTCTGAATCCTCTCTTGGCAAGGATTGTGTTGTCGGCAGTTTCGCCGATTTCCTGAGCAACGGAAATAATGGACTGCTGAATGCTCTCCGCATACTCGTTGAGAGCGTTTGTCATCTTTGTTTCGTCTTTTGATTCAAAAGCGTCTTTAAAATTCTGTGCAAACTGTGCTTTTGCGTTTGCAAGTAAATCAAGATTTTTCATTTTTTCATCTTCCTTTACAAATAATTTTTGGTTTTAAAAAGTTCTTCAAAAAATTCAAAGCTGTCCTTTTCTTTCGGTTCAGCCTGTGGTTCGGGCGGTGTCTGCGGTTTAGGCTTTGTTCCGAGCATTTTTAAAAGCTCTGCCGCTGCCTGTTTTGCTTTTGGATTTTTCTTCTGCTGTGCATCGTTAACGATTTCTTTTGATTCCGTTAAATCGACAGGATCAACGATTTCATCACACAAACCGAGGTCAAAAGCCTCTTGTGCGGTCAGAAATGTTTCAGCATCGAGCAACGGTTCAAGCTTTTCTCTTGTAAGCTTTTCGCCTGCGTGAACAAGATAAGAGTTTGTGCTTGCCGTGCTGATTTTTTCAAGCTGTTCAGCGTAATCTCTATGTTCTTTCGCATTGCCGTAACAACCGCCGACTGCATGATGAATCATCATTGTTGTGTTTGACGGCATTACAATCTTGTCAGCCGCCATTGCGACAACAGAGGCGATTGAGCAAGCCATACCGTCAATGTATGCAGTGACCGGCACACTCTGCCGTTTGAGCAGGTTGTAAATAGTTACACCTTCATCAACAAATCCGCCCACGGAATTGATGTAGATTTCGATGCTTTCAATTTCGCCTGCTTTTTCAATCGCTTTGCGAATATATTCGGCGCTTGTGGTTGAGCCGTAATAATATCCCCAGCAATCCAGATAGCCCGGCTCAATTTCGCCGTAAAGATAAATTTGCAAAACATTCTGATTTTCTGCAATCTGTTTGATGTTGTAATTTCTACTTTTCATTTATTTATTCACCACCCTTCAAAGCATTTGCTATTGTTTGGTAATTCTTAGTAATGTAATATGTATGCGCCCAAGCCTCCGAGCAAGGGAGCATATTGCAATATTTTTGAGCCTGTGCAGGTGTCAGCACACCGCTGGCAATTGACTTATCAAGATTATTTGCCTGACTGATTGCGTCAATGTGTCTGACTGTCGTTGTGTCAATTAAGAGATAATTGCCTTTGTTAAATTCGGTGCTACCGAATCTCTTTTTGGTGATTTCCTGTTCAAACATATTTGCAATCGGATCAATTGCATTTCCAATAGCACAATCCATAGCGTCCGAGAGTTGAGAGGCTTCACCGCTTAAAATTGCCGGCGGAATATGCAAAGCGTTTCCGACCACCGTGTAAGCCTCAGTTCTCAATTTTTGAATATCGTTTATCTCGCTGTTTGTGGTTTTTCCCGCGTCTGTTGACGGCTCGGAGTATTTCATCCCCTTAAAAATTGGCATAACGGCATTTTTGTTCGAGTAAAAAGCTTTAAACTGCTTAGCTAAAACTTTGTTATAAGTTTCGGCAAAATTTTCGTCGCCAAAGCTATAATTTTCAAGTTCCAAAATGCCTTTATGTCCGACAGCCTTGTTGTACCTTTCCTGAGCCGATAACATTAACTGCTCATAAGTGTTGCACATGTCGGCTAACAATCCCCTCAGAGCGAAATTATTATATTGAAGATAAATTACTTCACTTTCAAAAAAAGTTCGCTGATATGTAAAATTTCGGCAAGTAATACCGCTGAAAGAATCATCAATCAATGCGTGTTCTGTTCTTGAAAAGCTGTCCGCAATTAAAAGCTGATTGTCGGCTGTTTCAATAACTAAAAGCTCATTGTCAAAAATCAGTTTTGCGACAGCCTGTGTAAAAAATTCGATTTTGGTTTGATGCTTATTTGGCGAATAGTTCCACAGATAGTATTCATCTTTGCGACTTTCTCGGTTGTTGTTAACGGTAACAAATTCGCACTTTGCCAAACTTCGAGCAATAAAATCAATTGCAGTAAACAAGGCAAGTTCAGTCAAATGAAAACTCTGCTCAGTCGAGTAGTTTTCAGAGTTAAATTCTGTTGCGACCATGTCTTTTTTACCGAAAATGCTACGAAAATAATCAATAATTTTCACTTTCTCACCTGCCTTTTTCAGCGTTTTTTATTCTTTCCTCTGCTATTTTGTAATACCTTTCATCGAGTTCAATTCCGATAAAGTTTCTGTTTGTGTTTACGCAGGCAACACCTGTTGTTCCGCTTCCCATAAACGGATCTAAAATAGTGTTATTTTCTTTTGAACTGTTTCGGATTATTTTTTCAGTAATGTTAAGAGGTTTAATGGTTGGATGTTTCCACATTTTTTGTCCTTTAGGTTTGAAACGCTTAAATAATATGTTTTTGCATCCTCGTAGCTGTGGGGAAAGCACTTACCTTTTCCTTTTCTGAAATAAAGTAAATATTCAGTGTCGCTTAAATATTTATTTGAATAAGTGGGCAAAGCGTTCGTTTTGTGCCAACAAATTATATCAAATTTGCATTTAAGTTGCCCGACATAAAATTTTAAATAATCATATATTTGTGCTTTATTGCACCAAAAATAAGCATTGATTTCTTTCATAACTCGCAAAAATTCTTGTCCGAAAAGTTCAATATCATACCCATTAATTATTTTTGCTTTCTCGACATCCGCTAAAGATTCACTTAATTTCATTTTCTTGTTTACAGTTCCACCCCCCTTTGTGTTTAACACATAAGGCGGATCTGTCAGTAACAGGTCAACGCTGTTATCGGGAATGTTTTTCATTAATTCAAGGCAATCGCCCTGAAAAAGTTTCACCATTTTTTATCACCTCACATTAAAAAACAATTGCGTTAAAGCAATTCCTGATTTCATCAACCGTCATCGGCTGATTTCGTTTTAGTAAATCAAGTTGCGTATATGCGGCGACAAACGCCATAAATCCGTCTGTTTTTCTTGATTTCGGCTCAATTTTGCCATAGATAATATTGCCGTTTTTATCTTCGACAGCCGATGTGTTGTTTGTGTACCATCTCATCAGAGGCGAGTCGCCCCAAATTATCCTGTGATTTGCAAAATCAGAAGCAATTAAAGGAGCAACAAGCATTTTGTCTGACGGCCTTACAAGTTTAAGATTATTTCTGCCTTTACGGTCACATTCAAAACCTAACTGCATTAACGGCTCTTTGAGTAATGTATAGCGGTAGTTATCTAACGCACCACCGACGATGTTGTAATGCTTTTTTTGCTCTTTCAACCAATCAGCTACAATTTCGGGAGGTATTTCTGCTCCATCAACCCTTTGTAAATCCGGCTGATGAGCGTATGGAAATTTAATTCGCCCAAGGTCTGAGGACTGCGAGCAATACCACGAAAATGGCTTCCATACGATTTCACCGTCAATCAAAAACATTAAGCCGATACCCAAAAAGTCAGTAGTTTTGGTGTAGTCAACGCCAAATATGCACGGCTTGCCTTCAAGGTCGGGGAGAGGCCTGTTTGTAGCTTTGATATTTTCCCATGAGGTTACAGGATTCGCTTCTGTTCCCTGTGGACGGTTCATTCTTTTCGTCATGAATGAAGAGTTATTATTCGGATCAATTTTCCATTTTTCGTATTCCTTCCGAAGCTCTCGGAGCAAATTTGGAAAATACTGTAAACTTGGATTTGCTTTGTACCAATTTTGCTCGTCGTGGACCTCTTTGTCATCGTTCAAACGGCAAATAAAATAAAGCGTGCCATTGTCAGGCGCATCACCGTTCAAGACTTCAAGCCCTCGTGCAAATTCTTGGTCAAGCGGGCCGTCTCGAACATTTCCCATCGTCGTTGTAGTTGTTGTTCTCGGCATCGGCTTTTTTCCTAGGCCTGTTGTAAAAACGTCAATCAAATTGTAGTTTTCGTAAGCGTGCTTTTCATCAAAATCAACCTTGCCCGGTCTACCTCCGTCTTTGGTTTTGCTGTTTGATGTTCGATATTTGATCGTAGATTTTGTTTTTGTATTTGTGATTTCGGTTTTGTTCCAGCTGAAATGCCGCTGCATTTTCGTTGAATTGTTTTCCAAGACTTCATAAATATCGTTAAAACTTGTTTTCGCTTGTTCTTCTGATGTTGCGCAAATGTCAATGTCGTAGTTTCTAATACCATTAACGGGTGTTGTTAAAGCGAAATCTTCAAAAGCTAAATAGCCGTTTTTTCCTGCCCCTCTTCCGACGATGATTACAAGATCGGGAAAACGCAAAACACCGGGGGCAGAGTAAGTACAGTTGTGCAGCGCGAAGCAAAATATTTCCCATTCAAAAAGTTTGTATGGAAAATATTTTTGCAAGGCTAAATATTTTTCAAGCTGTGCATCGTCAACATAGATGTTTTCGGTTTCAAAGACATTTTTAACAAATTTTATCAGTTGAATTTGCTCACGGCAGACACGATATTTACCGCTTTCAACAAGGTCGATGTAATCGTCTATGGCTTTACAGTTCGTCATCCGAATCACTCTCGACTTTGTCAATTGACAGCCCCATTTGTGAGAGGATTGCTAAACGCTGTTTGTTGTACATTACGGCATTTTTTACAGAGGGATTGTCCTTTATATATTCTTTACCTGTTGCGCTGATAGCTTTGTATGTCAAACCATTTTTGCGGATGTCCGCCTGCATTTTACGCTCGAGTTTAGTGCAGAAGATGTAACTGTCGATTAAATCTCTATAGACTTCAATGTTTGCCCCTTTCAAAGTCAGTTGCTCAATCAAGCTGTCTTTGATTTCTGCAATTTTAATTTGTGCCATTATGTTTCTCCTCTCCTCAAAATTTCTCGTGTGCGTGCGCGAGACCAAACTGTCGTGCCTTTACACCGTTATCCATTGACCTCAGAATTTTTCGATTTTTTACCCGGGGGTATGCTTTTTTTCGCTCACCATCGCTCGGCAAACTCATCTTTTAATTTTTTCGGCTCGTATTTATGGTGCTCTTTGTAGTGGCAATCTTTGCATAGACATTCGAGGTTGTTGATGTCAAGAGCAAGGTCAGGTCTTACCTTTAGATACAACTTATGATGCACCGCCTCGCAAGGGCTGTACTTACCCACAGCACGACAGCGTTCGCATTCATAATGTTCAAGTGCTTTTTTTCTGTCACGGACTTCTGCCCAATTCGCTGTCAAGTAAAACCTGTATGCTTTACCGCTGCGAATTTGTTTTATAATCCAATCTGTAGTTACTTTTCGTTTTATCATTACAATTTAATTGTACAACAGGTTTAATCGCTTCTACTGACATCTTTCTTTGTGCAATATGTACAAATGTTAAGCCCACGAAGTTTTGCGCAAAGCAATCGTGCCTCTTTGAGCCAGCGAAACACCGTGCGTTCGTCTGTATAGTTATTGACAGCAAACTTGGTCACTCTCAAATTTATTTCACCTTTGTGCAACGGTTTTGTTGGTGCAACAAAGTAAACAGCGCTGACAGCTTGACAGATGTAGTCTTTACCGCTATTGGTCAAGGCATTAAGTGTGTCTGCCACAGCAAGCAGGTCAAGTTGTAATGCTCGGTGCATTGTCTTGTCAGCTACAACCTGTGCTTTGCTTGGAAATCCAAGAGAGGCATAAAGTCTAAACTGTGCAATTGTATAATCTCTTGTTGTATCTCTCAAATCCTTGCACCTCCGATTTTCTTGTGTTTATGGCTATTGGCCAAGTAAGTAAAATGAAAAGACGCACCCGTGAAGTCGTTTATCCACATTTCGTCACGATAAAAATAATATCCTTCGGGACAAGGCAAAGCCTCACCTCGTTCGAGTTTCCTGTATTCTCGTTTTTTCCCTTCAACAACTTTGACCTCAGGCTTATTGAGATTGCGAGATGTTTTCAAGCGCTTCTTACCATTGACATCTTTGCGTATGTATTTTGCAAGGTCAGCATAATTTCCGTCTTGGTAGAGCGGAGTGAAATTTATTCCGTTTTTCCACGGCCAACATTCCGTTAATATTTCACGCACGCAATCTTCAATCACGATGTGCAGATGCCAATTTTTCCCGAGCTTGCCACACTCACAATAACCGATGTATTTAAACTTGATTTGTTTCTTATCTGTCCTGCGTTTCACTCGCTTATAAAAATTCGAGACAACTTTTTCAAACTCATCTTCGGTAAACTCACCAAACGGAGCGGAGAACCTTGCGAACCAGTCACCTTCTGTAAAATTGCAGAGAATAAGTCGTTGTGTGTGTTGTTCTCCTCTGATGCGGTTTGCTTTTGTTTGCTTCTCACTTGATTTTGATTGATTAATTTGCCGAGCAAGATTTTTCTTGTTCCGCTTGCGGAATGACTTATAGTATTTAACTTCAAGCAATGGTCCTGATTTGATTTCACACTTGTATGTAAACATATTAAACTTCCTATTATATATGTAAAAGCTAAAACGGTCACTTAATTAATTCCTTGAGCAGGCTATTAAAGGAGTATCTCAACTCCTTTTTTGTGACTATTATTATTCTGTTTTCGCGTTAAAAAGTCAGATGATATAAATATGCAGTAGTCCGTCTGACCACCGAACTACTGCTTAGTGCAACCTTACCGCTGCAATTGTGTGTTTAATTTT